CTGGTCACCGAAGTAATGGAGACCAGTCGGAGAAGTTCTTCATCATCTGGAACTTTATAGTATCTTACCCCATCAATGGTTTCCCTATCAAGTTGAGGTAACTCAATATCAACATGATTAAACATTAAAAACCTGCTTCAATTTTTGCTGTAATATACTCTTTGACAAGACCGGAACGAACAATATCATCAATACCAAATTCAATTATATCAAAGGATGGCATTTTACGCAACACATTCATAAAATCAACAATACCATTTCTTTCGTTTGATTTAGTTAAATCTGATTGACGAGCATCTCCACAAAAACAAATTCTTGTATTTTCTCCAACACGAGTAATAATAGAATCCAATTCGTGAAAATTTAAGTTCTGAAATTCATCAACAATAATAATAGCATTATCAAGTGTTGTACCACGCAAAAAAGATGTACTCCAAAACTTGATTGTTTCTTGTGCCTTTAAGTTACCATAATGCATCTCAAAGTCGGCATCACTCGGCATTTGGAACATATACTTCACCATATTCTTATAAGGAATCTGGTAAATGTCTGCCTTATCTTCATGGGAACCAGGCAAGAAACCAATCTCTCTGGTTGCTACAAGAGACCTGACAAGGTAGATTCTTTCGTAAGGTGTTCTTTCATCTAATACGTCACGAAGAGCATTGTAGAGGGTAATAAAAGTTTTTCCAGTACCAGCACACCCATAAGCAATGAGATGTTTATCATTATCATAAGAATCAAATAATCTTTTTTGATTCTCTGTCAATGGATCAATGTCAATAAGATATTCCGAACTTAAAGGTTTTTTCCTCTTCATCTGCTTTGCCGTGAGTCCAACCCCGATGGGTTGCTCTACAGATCCTCTTTTTCTTCTTGCCATAAGTGATTAAAGTTTTTTTACTTTTGAACCGGGCATCGATGCCGCTTTTCCTAAAACATCATTCCATCCTGGATTTTTAGATACCAGTTTATCACGCCACTCACCAACTTCACCAGGTTGGGGACAAGTAGATGGATCCGACCAATCTCGTTGCCAATCGGGATTGTCTTTGCACCATTGTGGCCAATCATGAACACTCATTACCACTTCTTTTTGTTCACCAGTCTGTTTGTTGACTATTGGATATGTTGCCATTGTTATGAATTCAAGATAAAAATATTTAGACCCATTCCAGTGCTTCTGCCACCGTGGGAAACTGTTCTGAAAAGATCTTCTTACACTCTTCTGCAATCTTCATATGTTCTGCTTGTGTTCCATTCGCACTTCTAAGTTGAATATAATGAATCCAACTGCGACAGGACCCGGACATATACAAACGAGTAGGAGTCGCCAGAGGAAGCACGAAACGAGCACACTCCTTTGCAATACCTTCATCAAGCATTTTTTGGTAAAGATCCATACCTTGCTTGAAATAATCTTGCATCAGCATCTGATACTTTTGAATCGTAAATGGATCAATGTCATCAATGCTATTTTGACGATTCTTTGTATCTTGACGACGAAGTTCTGGAAGAGGAATCGTGTCACCGAGTAGAGAAGAATCGGCATATCTTTGCGAAAATTCTTGATATGTGAAACTTCTGTGTCTCAGAATTTGTGCTGCCAGTCCTCTGGTAGTTTCAATTTCAAGAGTCATAAAACTCTGCTCAAATACGGACCAGTGATTGTGTTTGATACAATAACCCAACAACTTTGCATAGTTGGGGTTTTCCTGGTTATTGGGGTTTGAGACACGGGCAACATATGCCATTGTCTTCTCCGCATCAGGGGTGACACTAATTAATTTTACACTCATTTTCCAAATCCTTTAGAATTTTCTTTTTCAATTTTTGCGACTTCTTCTTTTGCACTACGAAGAGCATTTTTCATCTCAATAATACGTTCTTCTGTATAAAGATGATCCTGCTTGATAAGTCTCTCAAGTAGTTTTATAAGTTCTTTTGCTTTCTTTGTTTTAGTCCGGGTATCCATCGTCGTCCTCAAAGATTTCATCATAATCGTGTATATTTCCCCCGATTTCTTTATAGTTCAGATAACTTTGAGTATCAGAGTACACTTCTGCTTTTAAAGAATCGACCAAGAGTTCCAAATTTCGGACGATAAGTTTTAATTTTTCTTTGTCCATAAGATAGGTCCTTACTAAGAGTATTTTAGCACAAAAAAAGAAGGGTATCAACCCTTCCTGTTGAATATAGGTTCTATGGATAAAATATCCTCAAACCAGTCTCGCAAGTGTATCCGATAACAAGACCAGTACCTGCACCCTCTATAAGTTAGTTGGTAGCAGGCAGGTGGTCTGTTATCTGCATCCATATCATCGTGATGATATGTGTAATCTTCCATTACTTCACCTTTGTTGGGCAGTGACCTGCGGCACAAAGTTGAGCGTTATGAAGTTTGGTTTCTTTGACTTGCTTTGCCTTAATGACAGAGAGCCAGTTAGATGAAACTACTTTCTTCATTTTGCAACCTCTACTTTTTCCTCATGCTTGCAACCACGATAGGTTTCAAGAACAGTGTGGGTTTCAACTTCTCTCTTAGCATGGGGATCATAAGATACACCACGATAAGAAGTATCGTTGCTGTAAAGATTAAGAAGGTTCATTGGGTTTCTCCTGAAATACTAGGGTGAAATTAATCTCCCGTTCCTTCAGTCGTGTGCGTCCTTGTTATCAAAGCATGTTGGGTCTGTATGTTCCATCCAATGGATGAGAATATCAGCTTTCTCAAAGGGAGTGAAAAGAGTTGTCTCTTCCAGTCCTTCTCTCAACCAATTAAAGTCTTCACAGCGAAGATAATTCTCCACTGGGACATGACTAAAAAAGATGAGTGCCAATGATAACATAGGATGAACGCTCCGTTCCGCGACTTACTTGCGTCCCATTCGTTATTCGCAAATAGCAAATGGGATGAACGTACAGGTATTATATACCTTGTGCGATTATTTAGCAACCATGCTTTGTATAATGTGATACAATTTTTAAAAATCTTTACAGGTCAAATTTTTGCCGGGATTTTTTTTCGACTATTTTTGAAATCACTTCCGCTTTTTGTTTTGGGGTGCCTGATATCCCCACGTCTTCGGATTAGATTTACCATCAGTCCATTTCATTGCTCTAAAATCACGATACTTATCCCAATACTCGTCAAAGATATCAGACTGCAGACCTTGAACAATATCATATTTTTGCTCATTATTATCACCATAAGTTACAAGATAGGAATCTCTTGGCAGAGAACTATCATTCGCAAAAGATGGATCGCAATCTGCATGAATAATGTTAATACCTTTACCCATTAGGAACGTCCACCCCAAGTAATATCGGGATATGCTTCGGAAACAATTTCCTTTGTAATTTTGTATCGATCAGATAACTTTTTATCTTTTACAAGGCAAAGAATTTCTGCCTCAAGTGGATGAAGTCCTTCAAGAATATTAATAAACATTGTCTCACGACGAATACCACTCATTGCATCATTACCACCTTTAATAAAGTGATAAAAGTTTTTAAATTCTCTGCGAATCGTTGTGTGTCCATTTTTATCACTGGATCCAAGTGAAAATGAATCTGTTTCGTGCATTCTACGAACTTCTTCTGAAATTTTGGTCGTCAAAGTTCCACTATGAGATGCCTGATCCTCAAATCCAGAATAAGGGACTTCTCCCTCAGGAAGCACTGACTTCACACTTTCATCAAAGTTCCAAATAAGAATTGCCTTTAAAGAAATGTGTTCGTACTTTTTAAGAACCTCGATCTTTTTTGCATTACTTCTTTGTTTCGATACGAGATCAAAAACTTCAAAGGCAAATGGATTTTTTGGAAGTTCGAGTGATGTTGTTTTACTCGTCGTCTTCTTCTTCGTTGCTGTCGTAGTCATATCATTCACAATCTAAAATGATTATACCCTATTTAGTTTTTAGAGTCAAGTTGTTTTCTCAATTTTAACTCTTTCTTTCTTGCTTTAATTCTTTCTTTATTTTTAGCATAGTATTCTCTTTCTTTTCTTCTAATTTCTTCTCTATTTTTATCTCTATATTCTTTCAATTCTTTTTTTGTTTTTTCCTTGTCAGCATTTCTTCTTTTTCTTTGAAGTTCATTAATTCTTTCTCTATTCTTTTCTCTATATTCCCTGGCATACTCCGAATATTTTTCTTTATTCTTTTGCCTATATTCCATCGCCTTTTGATTATAATATTCCCTATTTTCTCTCTTTCGTATTCTCTCCAATTCTAATCTTCGTTCCCTATATCTTTCTAATCTTTCTTTATATTTTTTATAATATGCTTCTTCCCGTTCATCATCAGAATATTTTATACGACCACCACCATCTCCACCATTGGTCATATTAATTAATAATCCATTATTGATTTTCAATCCATATAAAAATATTAAATATTTTTCATGTCTATATGCTTCTTCTTCAGATTCAAAATTCTTTAATATAAGAATTTGACTTGCTAATTTAGGTCTAAAATCAGCACCATTTTTTCTTTTGTGTGAAATATAGGCTCTATTGCCAGTGCCTTTACCAATATAATAGGGAGTCCTATCTTCACGCAAATAAGCGTAAGTGTAATACATCTACTCTGTTGTGATTCGCAATATTATTTATACAAGAAAAGGTGCCGAAGCACCTCCTCTACCTGATAGTTGCGAATCACACAGGTATCACTATTTATTCATCAACTTCTTCATCATAATCTTCATCATCAAAATAATCTGGGTTAAAAGATACTGCTAAAACTTCATCGGGAATTACATTACCATTTTGATCATAGAATTCTGGATGTAACTTTGGAACTTCCCGATAGTTCATCATGTATTCTCTAACAGTCCAACCAATTAATGTTCCCAGTATTAAAAATAAGATAGTTAAAAATGAACCAAATACTAAACTAACTGCTAACATTTTTCTTACTCCAGGAAACTACTTTTCTTTTCCGTGTTTTGATGGAAAATTCGAAATAGATAGTTACTTCCCGTTTCAGAAAGCAAACCATCTTTTCAAAAATAATATGAAATGGTTGTGTCTGCTTTCTTTTACCTCCATTAAGTAGGAAATCAACACCACGATTTCTGTGGTCTTCTGATTTATTTATGTCATGCTTTAATGACTTGTTGTTTTTTGAGGAATTTGATTGTGTCAACGGAACCTCCCAACTTTTTATCATCACAAATCACTTGAGGAAAGGTTGATCCTTGCCCAAATTCGGCATAGAACTCTTCTTTCGTAAAGTCCTCACCAAGATTATAAACGACAAAGTTGCTTCCTGTCAACTCTAATACTTGTTTGACTTTATAGCAATATGGACAATTTTCTTTTGAGTATACGGTAAAATTCATATCAGTTTTATTTTTTATTATATATTATATCACATTAGATTCCAAAACGACCACGGAGTGCTTCGAAGTTGTGTTGGATTTCTTCTGCTGTAAGTGCTCTGTTGTATATGATGACTTGTGCTATGTTTCCATGCCACGGGTCAGATGCAGAAGCATCATTTCCTATATAAAGATTATTTGACGAATTTAAAGAAATATTTCCAGAAGATGA